CACTGATTCAAAGATGCGCCGGGTCTGTTCGCCTTCGAGATTGGTGCCCCGCGTCGCCGCCGCCAGTCCCCGGTAACTCCCGGCGACACTTTGCAGGCTAAAGCCGTAGCGATTGGCGGTCTCAATGAGAAACTGAAAGGACTGTCCGCCCTGTTGCGCCCCGCCTGCCACCGCCGCAAGGCTCGTGCGGAGTTGCTGGAACTGCGCCCCGACCTGGATGGTACTGACCGCCAGCTCTTTCATCTGGCCAACAATGGCCCCGAGGCTGGTCGCCAGGCCAATGCCCCCGGCGATGGAGAACGCGGTGCGTAACGCCGAACCCTGCGCCTGGGTCGCCTGCGTGGCTTGTTGCTGTTCCTGGCGCTGTTGGCGAATGGCCTCCAGCAGTTGCAGTTGCGCCTGGCGGTATTGCTGGGTGGCACCTTGGGCCTGCGTGTAGGCTTGCGTCTGTTGCTGAATCGACTGGTTGAGGGCTTGGAAGGCTTGCGCGACTTGCTGCGTCGATTGCTGGGTTGTGGCACTCTGCGTACGCGTCTGGGCGAGGGCCTGGTTCAGGGCGGCGAGGCGCTGGGCGGCATCGGCCATGGCCTGCGTAAACTGCGTGTTATCTACACGTAGCTTTGCTACTACATCGCCTAAGACTATCTCTGCCAAGACTATACCTTTCTAGCCAGTACCATTCCGCACATCCGGTGGCGGCATGCCTGCCGGGCGGGGGCCATCGGGGATCTGGTTCCAATACGCCACAAACGCGCTCATGCGCTCGACGGGGTCTGCGGGCGCTGGCGTCTCCGCAACGGGAGGGTCTGGCAGGGGCGCATAGCCGAGCCAGCCCCGGACCTCGTCCCATGCAAACGGCTCGCGCTGCTGCACCGGGTTGCGGTGCACGTTGACAAAGTGCCACAGCAGCAGGGCCAGCGGGCGTTGCTCCCGCTCGACGCGCCGTCGGTACTGCTCCATCAGCCAGTGCCCTTCCAGAAACGTCAGGCCCCAGAACTCCGCGTCACTCAGGCCAAGGCAGGTGCGCTCAACGCTCCAGAGGCGGCCCCAGTCGATCCGTCCAAAGGGTCCCGCTCTGCCGCCTCCGATACTCCTGAAGCCGGGGCCGTGGGTGTGGCGTTGTTCCACGCCTGGAGAATCAGCCCCACATAGGGGATCAGCCCCGACGGGTCGGCATAGGGCAAGCCCTCTTCAATCTGCTCCAGCGTCACGCCCGGGTCCTCGTGCTGACAGCCGCGCCAGAGCAGCGTGGCAATGTTGAGATAACTGAGCTTGCTCAGGTCATTATCGAGCAGCATTTCACTCAGGCGCCGGATGGCTTCATAAAACGTATAGTCACGGCCCCACAGTCGGGTGAGATCCAACTCGACTTGTCGCACCGCCCCGCGCGTAAAGCGCAGCACGCGGGGACGATCCAGGACCACCTCGACGGGGGCAATCAGGGACGGGCTGGCCATATAGCACCTCCTAGAGCGTAAAGGTCATCGCCTCATCGGGGCTCAGCACGGCCCGTGCCATGAGCGCGTTATCTACCGGCAGCGTGGAATTGCCCCAGTCGCCCACGAAGGCATTAAACGTCCACTCCGGGGCGCCCGCCAGGTTGTAGGTGATGGTAATGGGTACACTCGTTCCAGCCAGCGCCGCCGCCAGCAAGGCCGCATGCCCGGCGTTCGTGGGCACCCAGTTAAACTCCAGGGGAATCTGTTTGCCACGCTTGAGGGTGGGAATTTGTACCCCCCATCCAGCCCCATCATGCGCGCTCACGTCCACTAACGCCGTGGCAAACCCCACATCCGACGCATTACGTAACTCGACAATGACATCAGCCCCTACCTTCACAATAACCCCATGTGCGGATTTCGCCTGGGTTGGCATAACAACCTACTTTCTAGGGCTAGGGTGCCCAGCGCATCTGCCCGTCGATGGCAATGACGATGGAGCCTTGCAACGGACCAATGGGGAAATTCGTGCCGTGGTCGCTCACCCAGCCTTCCCAATACGCTGCGGCGCGGGGCACGGTGGGGTAGACGAGCATCCAGGGGCGCTTGGTGGTGGCGAGCGCGAGGGCCAGCGCTCCGGTGACGTTATCGTGTGTGGGATCAGCGGGGACCATGTTGAGATCGACACGGAGCGCTTTGCCGCGCTTGAGAATGGGGATCGACACCGACCAGCCCGCGCCGTCGTGGGCACTCACGTCCACCAACTCGATGGCAAAGCCCGCGTCATTGAGGTTGCGCACTTCGGCGACCGTGGCATAGGCGCTGGTACGGACGAGCGTGCCGCCGCTGGTATAGGCCCCAGTGCCTGCGGAGCCGCACAGTTCCAGGTGCGTCGCATCGACCCGGCGCACAATCCAGGAGCCATTGGCGCCGAGATTGCCGCCGACGCCACTGACGGTGCCGTAACTCACATCGACAATGCCATGGGCGGTGGAGGTCAGCACAATAATGGGGGTGGCATTGGTGGCACCCGTGATCGTGATGGTAGCCGGGGGCACACCATCGCCGAGGCGCAGGGCCATGCCGTGGGCGGAGCGGGCCTGGGTGGGCATGGCTACGCCTCCCGCTCAGCGTCCGGCTCGTCCTCGGGCTCATCGGGCACGGGGACAGGCTCAGGCTCCTCGTCAGGCGCAGGGGGTGACGGCGGCTCAGGGTCGCCCTGGGTGGCCTGCATCGCCCGGAAGGCGGCGCAGTGCTGCTGATGATGGGTGATCTGTTCGATACGTAGGGTATCGTAGCCGCACGCGGGGCAGACGTATTTGGGGAGTCCGTGCCAGGCTTCGGTGGTGTAGAAGGATTGAGGTAGCGCAGCCATGAGATGACCTCCATCGACCCACAGGCGTGGGGTTCAGGAAAGACATCCGGGGTGCTGTGCCTGCCCGCGAGGGTGGTTGGCGACTACCGGGATACGAAAAATTGTGACCAGACTATAGCAGGCTGCGCATGAGGACACAAGCGCAGAAAAAGCCCAGAGGTCGCAGCTCCCTGGGCTTTCGGCGAGTATGGAACAATGGCCTGGCAAAGGCCATTGCTGGGCAGACTATAACAGGCGACGCATCAGGAGACAAGCCTATGCTGACCGCTGACAGCGTACCGTGAACGTGATGGTGGGCCGGTGCATATCGTCGATCCGCAGCAAAAAGGGTGATTGCAGGGCCTGAATCATCAGGTACGCCGTCCCACTGAGCGTCTGATTGGCGACGCCATCGAGGACCTCCCATGCCGCTTGCGCCTTGGCTCGTGCCGCCGCATAGCCGTAGGGTGCCCCACGACTCACGACCTGAATGACCGGCTGCTCGACCCGCGCGGGCGGGGTGTCGTGGCTGCGCATCGGCGGCAAGCCGGGGACTTCGAGCAGCGCCACAAGCGGCGTCTCGACCGTGGTCGGGGTATCGAGCGGCATCGTGCCCTTAAACAGCGTTACGCCGATGGTGCCAATCCCGGCTGTTTGCAGGAACGTGCCCAACTCATCGAGTAACATCAGTCCTCCTCCCGGCGATGATGACGGACCACGCTCACATCCACTTCCCCCGACAAGCTGCCATCCCGCACGCGAAACGTCAGCGTCACGTCCGCAAAGGAGCCTCGACAGAGGAGCGCGTCATACTGTTCTTCGAGCAGTGCCCACAGCCACGCCTGCTGACGCTGATTCGTGGGGCTCTGGCGGAGCCGCTGCTCACGGGCATCCGCCAGCGTGGGGAGCGGTCGGCCATAGCCATCGAGACGCTGCCGGGCGGACGCCATTGGTTAACTCCTGAGCGCAGCGGCGAGGCGTTCGAGCATACCTGCCGTTGCGGCGAAAAAAGGTTGGGCCAAATAGAACGCCTGACCTCCTTGGGGGTGGTTGTAATCGGTGTTAAAGTGTTGGATCGCGGCATAGGGCACCGCCCCAAAGTTCCCGTAGCGCACCTCAGACCCTTGAGCATCTGAACGAACCGTACCCGACGATACGAGTTGTCCCGTATCTACTGGCACCAAGGGATGACTCGCCTCCAAGATGGCATTGGCTTCGGTATCGACCGCCAGCAGCAGCTCACGCGGCAGGGCGTTCCCCAGGGCGGTGAGGCGCTGAAGCACCTCGGGTACGCCTGTGACTTCGAGCGTCACCATAGCACGTCTCCTCTAGCGCTACTCATCGCGCGTTTGTGCCCGCAAGGGTAACTCCCACGCCGCGTCCTGATCCAGGCCATTATCCGCCGTGCCAATGAACCAGTACAGCACGCCGGGCTCCAGCACCACCTCGCGGGAGAGGAGGCCAATAAAGTGCCCCTCGCTGCCCGCCACATACTGCATGGTCACCGGCCAGGTGCCCGTAGGCCACTCGACGTCTTCATAGTCCAACGTCTGCACACGAAACGTCACAATGGCGGCGGCATCCAGCGGCGTGGCTTCACCGGAGGTCACGTTGAGGGTAGCGGCGCCGGTGAGATGCACCACCGTGTCATTGTCCACATAGGCAATCATAGCACTCTCCTCATACGCCTGTCGTAATGGCCCACGCGCCCTCCAAGGCCTCCTCCACCTCCCAGGCGCCACGCAGCGTTGGGGTGGTGTCCCAGTGGCCGGTGACGCCAACCTCCAGGCGCCAGGTGCCCGCAATTGCCCAGCGGAGGAACCGCGTCCCGCTGGCGGTCAGCGTCTGGGACGCCTGCACGACCTCAACGGCACCCTGAATCCCCTGGCCACCGGTGGCGAGGAGGGTCTGGGCTTCCTGTGCCAGGACCACCGCGCCGGTGATGACCGACAGCAGCAGCGCGTCGAGCGTCTCGTCCTGCTGTGCGACCTCCACGGTGGCACGGATCGGGAGCACGCCCAGGCTACTGAGCGTCTGCGCGTCCTGGACCGCGCTGAGACTTGCCTGCACTGCCAGGCTGCTGGCACTCGCCAGCGTCTGAGGCTGCTGGGTGAGGGCGAGCGTCCCCTGAATGATCCGTGCCCCACTGGCCTCCAGGGTGTGCGGCGCCTGCGTGAGACTCAGCGTTGCCCGCAGGGGCAGGGTGGCGGTACTCGTCAGGGTCTGGGACGCCTGGGTGGCGATGACGACGCCGGTGCCCGCGCCCTGGCTAATGGCCTGGAGCGTCTGCGGGTCCTGAAGGACGCTGAGCGTGCCACGCACCGCAAGCGTGCCGATACTCGTAAGGGCCTGCGCGGCCTGGGTGGCACTGAGTGTGCCTTGCAGGGCGAGGCGGCTCGTACTGCTGAGCGTCTGGGGAGCCTGGGTGGCACTGAGCGTGCCTGTGAGTGCCAGCGTCCCCGCACTACTGAGCGTCTGGGTGCCCTGGGTGACCGTCAGGGTAGCCCGGAGCGCCAGGGCACTGGTACTGTTCAGGGTCTGCGCAGCTTGCGTCACGCTGAGGGTGGCCCGGAGCGCCAGCGTCCCCGTGCTCACGAGCGTCTGTGCCGCCTGGGTCGCCGTCAGGCTCCCCGCGATTGGCAGCGCACCCGCCAGAGCCGCCAGCGTCTGCGCCCCCTGGGTGACGTCCAGGGTGGCGCGGAGCGCGAGCGTGCTCGTACTGGCAAGCGTCTGGGCATCCTGGGTGCGCGTCACGCTCCCGGTCAAGGGGGGTGCCGCCCCCGTGGCGGCCAGCGTCTGTACGGCCTGGGTCACCGCCAGGGTCGCCCGGAGCGCCAGAGCGCTCGTACTGGCGAGGGTCTGCGGAGATTGGGTGGCACTCACGGTGCCTTGCAGGGCGAGCTTGGCGGTACTGGCAAGGGTTTGGGACGCCTGCGTGAGCGTCACGCTCCCAACCAGAGGCAACGTGCCCGTACTACTGAGTGTCTGAGCACCCTGCGTCACCGTCAGCGTCGCAGTAATGGGACCAGCGACGACCGGCGCCGTGAACACGCGCCGGACCTGGA